TTGAGTCCACCACCGGCGGCATTAGCTTTCAGACCGCTCTCTTGCATCGACGTGGCAAGCGCGAGCCGGGCCCATTCTTCCGGCGTGCCTTTGGTGATGCCAAACTCGGCGCCATCCTTGGGTACAAACCCATCGAGCTTGGAACCGCGGAATTTGGTGACGTAGGATTGAAACAGCGTATTTGCGTCAACATTGCCGCCCGCACCTGCCGTCACTGCACCGCCGCCCTTCGCGGCGCCAAGCGACGCGCCTCCGCTGGTCGCGACGGTCGGCCACGCTGCGGAGGGCTTCAATCCGCTATATCGCGCGTCGAGCCCAGGCGCCCCAGGCCCCATTCCCGTGCTGATGCCGCGCGCGTAGGCGCGCTGTCCCGCGCTGACGTTCGCGAAGCTTGGCGGCAATCCGGTGATCTGACTGAATCGTTCCGGGCTGACGTTGATGCCGAACGGCAATCCACCATGCACGCCGCCAAGCGGCGCACCCATCGGTCCGGTTATCGGTGTCGGTGGTGTTGTGGTCGTGCCATCCGTGCCGGTCGTGCCTGTCGTTCCGCCGCCATAGCCTCCGCCTCCACCTCCTCCGCCGCCCACTCCGCCGCCACCGGGCCCGCCGAAGAGCCCGCCGCCCGTCTCGGCGCGATCGAGCATCAGATCGATGTTGGCATTGAGCTGGCGGATCTCGGCACTGTTCTCACTCAGGCTGGTGGTTTGCGTCTCAGTTTGCCGGATGTCGTCTTCATCGCCGCCGGAGAACCGGCTGATGCTGGTGGCGCCGCCGCCGGTCGCCGGTCCGCCGAGCGATCCGAGCCCGAGCTGATCGCCCAGACTTTGGCCCGCGCCAAACGCCTTTTTGTCCAGATAGTCGGCCGCCAGCATCGGCAGCGGGCCCAAAGGCAAGAACGGGGTCGCCCAAGCCGGATACTTATGCCCTTCGTCGCGCACGATGTCGGCGATGAACTGCATCAGCGACGTGGCTTTTTCCATCCGCTGCAGGATGTCGGCTTCGATCCGCGTCGCCAGCTTCACCAGTTCAGTCTCAGGCCCGGCGATCATGCCGCGTAATTCGCGGCCCAGAGCTTCGCGGGTGACCGCCTCATCACTCAGGGCTTTGTGCAGATCGTCCTGTTTGGCGTTCAGTTCGTTCAAATGCTGGATGTGGGCGAAATCCCCTTGCGTCAAATCCTTGGTGTATTTTTCCAGAAACTGGGCGTTGAACGCCTGCAGAACTTGCTCTTCGCGGAAAGCCGCCATCCGCTCATTGTGCGTTTCGTTCAGCTCATTCTGGCGCGCGAACGTCGCTGCGTGCCGAACGGCGTTCATCTGCGTCAGCTGATCGTTGGTGCGTGCGTATTCGAGCAGGAAACGCGCCATCTCCTGAGTGTGCCCCGGCGCGAGCTTCAGGATCTCCTGCCGTTTCTCCGGGCTGATCATGATCTCCGTGTAGGCGCGATTGAAACCGATCAGATTGGCGGCAGCATCCTTGGAGTTGGTGCCCATGGCCCGCATCTGATCGGTGATCGCCGTGAACTGGCCAGGGTCCATGCCGATGCGGCGCGCGGCATTGCCCATCTCGGCGCCCGCCTGCGCCCATTCCTTCATTGCTCCAATGCTGCGGATGATCTCGTAACCGACCAGCCCGATCGCCAGCGGGACCGGGTTGATGATGCGTGATAAGTCACCGAACGTCCGGCCGAGACCGAGCACGTCGTGACTGAGATTGCTGATCGCCTTCTCGATCTCGCTGCTACCTTCACGTACCCGCTGCCCGGCCGACGCCGCGGCCTGGGAAGCATCATCCATCGCTTTGCGCAGATCGCGGATCTGGCCCGACGACTGATCGTCGAGCACCACCTGCACTTTGACGACTTGTTCCTCAGCCATCCGACGACTCGCGCGCGCGTTGCCGCTCGAGCTGCGAGGTGCGATGCAGATGCAGCCGCACTTCGCCGAGCGTCATGTTGAGATAGTGTTCAGGAAGTTGATGGTAGTAGTGGGCGAGGCGGTAGCAATCGAGGATGATGTCGAGTTCGGCGCCTAAGACACCCGACGAGTTGGAAGAAAAAAACGCATCAGTTCGTAGGCCGCGAAATTCCAGTCACGGGTATCCATCGCATCCAGGAACGGCGGCAGGATGTCAGACAGCGCCGCCATGATGTAATGCATCTTGCGCTCCTCGATGCACCAATCCCCGGCCGCGTTCATCCGCACCGGGTTGCCATAGCGGTTGATGTCGCCGCCCTTGGGCTCACGGAACACCAGTTGGTCGATGGTCTCACCCTTGCCGTTCGGGATCGGCTTGAACGACAGCTTGACCACCATCGGCCACGTCACCACCGGCGCGGGAGCGTCCAGCTCGGCCGGAGAATCGGCGATCTCCGGTCCCGGATGCGAGGCCATTGCCGCCGCCAGATCTTTCGGCTTGTCGGCTGGCGGCGTGGCTTGGACGAACCCCTCGCGAAACTGCGATCGATCGCGTGGAACTTCATTCATAGTGTGCCATCCTTATTTGTTGTTGGATTAGATTAGAGCGGCACCTCTTGGCAGCTCAGGCCCTCCCAACGCACGCGCACCTGACCATCGCGAGTGTTTGCTTCGAGCCCAGCCTTACACGTCGCGCCGATCAAGGTGTACTGCATGGAATTGGCCAATTGTGCCACGACAGTGCTATCCGTCTCCTGCTCGAGCGCTTCGAGCGAGAGGCCGGGCATTGTGGTGATGTCGCCCTCGATGTAGGGCACCCGCGGCAATTCCTGATAACCATGAACGCCATCCTGACCGGCGATCATCGTGCGCTCGACCGCAGATGGTGAGACGGTGAAGTTGCCGCGCAGCTGCAGCTGATTGCCGTCGACCGCGAGGAACGCGATTCCTGCGACCCGTTGGGCCATTGTCGTTCTCCATTTGTGAGGAAAGGCGCGCCGTCACGGCGGGCCAGAGGTGAGCGCCGCAGGGCGCGGCGCTCAAGTTGCTTAGCCGACCAGGATCTGCGAGGCGGCGTTGAACGGCGACGGCGACGGGCCGATGATCTCGACGTCGATGCCGCGGTCGTACTGCAAGCGGAACTGATTGAGCACCGCGAAGATTCTCAATTGGTTGATAAGATCAGGCGGGTAAAGCACGTTCGCGCGGTTGGGATCGTTGGGGTCCCGTTCAACAAGTAGATGTGCCTTGAATGCCGCCAGATTCTCCACAAGACCATTATACTCATCTTGTTGATAGTCGGCGACAAGCTCGGCCTTGATGATGCCGGGAGTGACGATCGCTTGCCCGGGTCCGAACTTGGTGCCGTCATCAGCAAGTTTGTGACGCGGATACTTGCTGGTGATGACGTGCTTCTGATTGCGCATGAGCTTGGCGAGCGTTGCCAAGGTCGTCACCAGCTCGTAGGCGTCGTCGGTCGAGCCGTACAAGTTGAGCTGATACATCGTCTGCTCACGCAGGATCATCGGCTGCTTGTCGCTGCCCATCTGCTGAATCGCCAGCCCGGAGCTGGCCAGCGAATTCAGCTCGACGAAGTCGAACTGGTGATGCTCTGGCGCGCCCTTGATCTTGTTGAGCGAGAGCGATTGCAACGGCCGCGCCGGGTCGTTGATCAGTGCGCGTTGCGCCTTGGCACAATAGGCCGCGGCCCATTCGAAGTTGGGACTTGGCGCCATGCTCTCGAACGCCATCGCTGAGACCACACCGGAATTGTTGGTGAGACCCCATTCCACGAGATCGGAATACTCGCCGCGCCGGGCCATGAACACATGACCGAACAGCTGACGCTGCCAGCCCCAACGGCCCTGATCTGTGAATCCATACTCCTGATCGAGATCGAAGATCGTGTTGGAATCGGTGTAGCCGCAGGCGACGTATTCGAACGGCGACTCGCCCATGTTGAGGATGGCATTGGTCAACGGCGGCGTGCCGACGCCGCCGGTAAGTGTGCCAGTAGGTGGCAAGGTGATGCCGAGCCCGACCGGTGTCGCCTCGCCACCACGACCGCCGTAGTAGTTGAGCTGCACCGTGATCTCGTTGCCCGCGACGCCCTTCCACACCGCGGTGAGCGACACCGTGCCCATTGCGTTCACCGCCGTCACCGGCAGCGTATCGTCATCGTTGATCGCCATCTCGATCGCCGAGCCGATATCGTCGACGGTGTCAGTGGTCGCGATGTTGACCGGCACGAAGGTGCCAGAGATGTACAGGAAGATCGTTCCGGCCGCGGTCGGCGGCCTGTAGATCACAATATCGCCGGTCGCCGCACTTCCATTGATCGGCTCTGCTAACCCGACGCCCCAAACCTCATTCGCAAAGTTATTTCCGTAATAGGCAAGGAACATCCGCGCCAACTCAGATCCATGGCCAAAGCGGGCATTGGCCTGCGCCTGCGAGCCGATCGGAATTGGTACATCCGGCGTGGCATCAGCGATACTTGGATCTGTCGCGACGATCAGACCGCCGCTGGTATATGTTCCAGGATCAAGGGTCGGACCAGTCACGACAATGGTCGATCCGGTCGTTCCCGTGATCGTTGTGTAGTTACCATCGTATTCGGCCGGAGTTACTCCTTCGACAGTGATCGTTTGACCCACAGTTAGATTGAGAGGCGAGGACGTCGTGAACGTCGTTTCGCCCGCTGTCCATGTCGCAGCGGAGATGCCTGTACTTGGTCCGGTCAACATCGTGCCGATCATGAGAGCACGCAGATTGATCGATGGCAGACCGGCCATCGAGGGGTCGACCTCGACCCAGTACAATGGTACCTTTATGTTCTGCGGGATTTGGGCAAAGCTAATAGGCATGGCGGGGGAACCTCCATCTCGAGAGGGGAATGGCGCGTCATCACGACGGGCCGAGCAGCCCTGGTCCCGCGCGGGCTGTTTCGTTTGTCAGGCGCGGGCGCCTGATTTGCTGATTAGCTAATCGATTAGCTGATCATTCTGTGCGGGCAGGCGGCGGGCTGTGCGGATTCTGGTGCGGGGTCGGCTCGCGCCGGTGATCCTGGCGTTGATCGTGACGCTGATCCTGGCGCTGGTCCTGCCGCTGATCCTGGCGCTGGTCGCGACGTTCCTCGCGCTGCTCCTGGCCCTTGTCGCCATCCTTGCCCTTCTCATCGACCACCTTGATCACGCCCTCGCGCAGCCGCCGCTGGGTGAAGCGGTCGTTTGGCCATTCGATGCTGCCGTGCTCGCGGAAGCGGACGCCGGACGGCGCGTGCTTGATGTGCTTGCGGATCTGCTCGGCGCTCAGCCGCGGATGGTTGTCGGCAGGCTCGACGCGCAGTCCTGGGCGCCGGAGCGCGCGCAACTTTTCCTGGTTCTCACGCATTCTGCGGCCGCGGATGCCGTCGATCGGCTCAGGCTTTTGGCTCGCGGCGACGTCTGCTTGGTTAGTTGGTTTGCTGGGCTGCATGCGAACGTTCACCATGGTGCTGATCCTTTCATGGGCTGAACACGTACTTGGCTTTAATCTGCAGGCGCTGCGCCATCTGCTCCGGCGTATCGCCGGGCTTGATGCCGGTCGACACGTCGATCTCGGCCAGCGCATCGCCGTTGATGTTGGACGCGTCGGCGAACGTCATGATGCGGATCTGGGTGCGCCCGGCCATGCGCAGCGCGCTGCCCGGTGCGGTGGCGGTACCGACGATGCCGACGGTGGTGGCGCCGGAGAGATCCAGAATGCTCATGTGATGGTCACGATCAGCTGGCCTTCGGCGAAGGTCGCCGAGATGTTGCCGGAGATCACTTGCGCGCCGCCAGCAATGGTGTCGGCGATCAGCAAGTTGCCGCCGGTCTCGGCATCGAAAAAGCCCCAGCCGTAGGCGGTGCCGGGCCCAGGCATGATGGTGAGCGGAAAGCTGATCGGCCCGACATTGGTGAAGATGGTCGGGTTCGAGCCGGTGGGCTCGGCATAGACCGAGAAGCTGATGATGTCGCCGAGCGCAATCGCGTTGTCGATCGGCGCGCTCAAGGTCACGATGTTGTTGGTGGTGTCGACGGCGGCGACGGTTTGATCGCTCTCGATCGAGGTTTCGTCACTGAGGCTGAACACGCTCATGCCCGGCGCAATCCAGGCCGGTACACTGGCGAAGCTCAGCACCTCGCCATTGTCGACCGCGGCCGACGCCGCGAGCTGGCCTCCCACCTGAGCGCGGCCGTAGCCGTTGCCGGACAGTTCGGTGCCGCCGATGTTGGAATCCGATGGCAGCGTGGCGAACAGCGCCATCCACACCTCCGGCAGGGCGGGCATCGGCCGCTGCCCGGTCACCCAGCGCCCGACCAGGGTGGCCACATAATCGCTGGCGCCGCTCATGGCTCAGCCCTCCGATTCAATCCGACAAAGTTCCTGGTAAAGAACAGCACACACAGAGCGAATGACCGCCCGACCCGATTCGGAATTAACAGCAGCTTCACGCCTTTGCTCTGGCCACCAGTCCGGCATGAGCATGACAATTTCTTTGCGTCGTTGATCAGCTAAATCGCAAAGCTCTTTCAATCCTGGTTTGCGCATAACTAAAAAACCGGGTCCCAAGTAGAGCGGAAGAACGTCGAGAACGCGTAGCGCAGTTCGCCGATCGGCGTTTCGTTGCTGCCACCGGCGGCGCCGAATACGATCTCACGCTGGCCGCGCACGACAGATTCCAGTTTGACGTCACCGGCGTTGGCGAGACCCGACCATGGATTGGTGGTGCGCAGTACGTTCATTACCCAGGGGTCGCGGAAGATCCGCTGCATGATGCGTTGGAACGCCTGATCCAGCGTGCGCTCTGCGTCCTCGGGATTATTGTTGGCGATAACCACCGAGAAGTGGATCGGCAGTGTATGGCTGAACCGGGTGTCACCCGCATTGGCGTCGCCGTCCGGGCCCATGGCCTCCTTGCCGAGATAGATGCCGAGGAACGGCAGCAGCTCCGGCTTGACCGGGTCCATCTTGGTGCGGCGCTTGGTTTTGTAGTCGGCGAAAAACGGCTCGCGCTCAGCCACCGCGGTGAATAGCGTTTCGCGGATCAGATAACCGGCCGACTGAATCTGCTGCAGCGCATCGACCGGCGGCTGCGGCACGAACAGCGTCGGCCAAGTCTGCGGCTTTTGCTCCAGTTCCCAATACAAGTTCACGGCTGCACCACCAAAATTGGGATCTTCAGCTTGTTCAAGGTCAAGGTGGTTTCGCCGCCGCCATTGCTGGACGTATCGCTCACCACAAAGTCGCCGAGCGCGGGCAGGCCCGAATCCGGATCAACTGGAATTCTGATGATGTCACGCTGCCCGGGCAACACGCCAAACTCGGCCTCGAGCACGTCGAGCGTAGTTCGTTGGTCGGACAGAATCGAACCGTCTTCCAGCAGCACGTTGACCGGCCCGGTGTGAAAGATGCCGCGCCCGTCAAAGCTCGGCATGCCCGGCTGCGAGGCGATCGGGATGACCATGATCGGCCGCGCCCACACCGCATAGTTCGCTGCATAGACCTCGAGGCCGAAATCAATCGCCATGGTTCATTCCAACAGTTTGGCCCGGCGCAGCAGCTCGCTGATACGCGCGCTCAGCGATTCAAACAGTTCTGGGCGCAAAATCGGGCGGTTCGAGTGGACCATGCTACGCGTGCCCGTCTTGGACCGGACACTGCCACGCGGTACGCGTAGGAAGCTCGAGCGATATTGACCGGGCGGCCGTCCCGGCGGATGGCCTGTGGGCTGCTTGTGCCATGTGCGCGAGCGCGGATAGACGTCGGTCTCGACCGTGTTCTCATCGACGCGGTCAGTCTGCGGATACTTGCGCCGCATATCTTCGGCTTGCCAGTCGGTCAGCTCCAGGCCGAATTCGTCGGGCAGCTCATGTACGTTCTCGAGCAGCTTATCGATCGCGTCGGTGACCTCGCTCGCATCCATCTCGAAGCGCATCGGCATGGCGGATCACCAGGACACGCCGGTCATGTAGGCGACGTGCGGCGCGCGCATTGCCCAGTCGCCGCGCAGTATCATTCTCAGCGCCAGCGCATCGGTCTGGAACAGGCTTTTCACCGGCGTCGATCCTCCAGAAATATCGCCCGGCGTGGTGTCTTCCATGTGCAGGGTGCCAACGTCGGCGACGTCGAAGGTCTCGACCCCGAGCATGATGGCGAGCGAGGCAGGCTCGAGCGCAAGTACGGTGCCCGGGGCTAGCGGCGCGCTGCCCCAAGCATCGAGCAGGGTGCCGCTGAAAAATCGGATGGTCATCGCCTGCGCCGGATTGGCGACAAATACCGCATTGGCGCCGCCGTTGCGGCTGGCAAGGTCGCCGATCAAAGCGCCGAGATCGGCGCCGCAATCGTCATAGGCGGCGCCCGTCGACGGCGTCAGTCCGGTCAGGCCGTGCAGAATGCCGGGCGAGCGCGCGGCAGTCCCCGCGGCGGTGGAGAAGATCGCCGCGTCGAGCGCCGGTCCGGCGGCTTCCGTGACCAGCGCCTTGATCACGTCCTCGATGTTGGAACTGTCATTCATCTCGCGGGTGAAACTGGTGATCACCGCCAGCTTGTGCGCGGTCAAGGTCGGGCCCGGCAGCTGGAATTGCCGCACCGGAATCGGCGCGCCTTCCGCGACCCACTGACCGGCGTCGGCTATGGTGCTCGAGCGCCCCGGCACAACGATGCTGGCAAAGCGGCCGAGATCGATGCGCAGCGCCCCGGCGTCCATCACATGTCGCACCGCGCTCATGCTAACGACGCCCTCGATTGCCTCCGACACCGCTTTGCGTGCCAGCTCCGCCGCCCAGCCGGGCACGGTGGTTTTGGCGGGCGCCGATGCCGCGCGTAACAGCAACGGCGCGATCTGATCCTCGGGATGTCGCTCGCGCAGCAGCTCCTCGGCGTTTTCGCCGAGGATCGAACCGCGCACTTTGGCGGCAAAGGCGCGCCAGAAGTGTTCGCCAGGATGCGGCAGCGCCATGGCAGGACGACGGTCGTCGAGTTGTTTGTTCATTGCTACACCCAAAACCGTGTGAACTTGGCGTCGAGAACGCTTTGCACGGCTTTCCAGGTATCCGGCGAGCCGAGCGCAACACCCATTTTCGTGGGATCGTAGTAGGAGATGCGTGCTTCCTTGTGCCCGAGCTGGCGCACACCAAACAGTGCCGGGTTGCGAATCCAGGCCATGTAGGATTCGCGGATCACGCCTGCGACCGCGAACTTCAGCGCCCCCGGCGCGTCATCCGGCAGTTTGTAGCCACCGGAATAAACAATATCGATGATGCCGTACCATGGCCCCGTGGTCGGATAGCTGTAGAGCGTCCCGGTCTCTTCCTCGAGCGACCAGAGGGCAGGGTTGTCGGGCAGCAGATCGTAATCGTCATCGTCGCGATTGATGCTCTCGATGTCTGCGAACTTCACCGGCCAGCGCGACAGATAGAGGCGGCTGCTATTGCCGTCCGCGAGTTGATAGAACTGCTCGCGTACTTTCTCGTAACCGAACACCCGATTGCACATCCTGGCGACGGTGTCGCTGACGGCGGTGATCATCTCCGTCAGCAAGGCGTCCTTGCTGGTGTCCCCGGGCTGGAGCAACAGCAAGCTCTTCATCCCCTCGAGCGTAACGATGTCGTAGGTGCTGGCAGGCGTCAGCACATTGAGAATCTGTTGCATGGTTCAGTGCTCGCGGATTGCGCGCTCGGCGTCATACTGCTCGAACAGCGGCACCAAGTTGATTGATGGACCGATGGTGCCGTCGCTGAGCACGGTTTTCAGAGTGAAGCCGTCGAGCTTGACGCCGACCCAGTGCGGCACCGTCTTGCCGGGCTCACCCTTTTCGCCGCGCGGCCCCGGCACGCCCTTTTCGCCCTTCTTGCCGACCGGCCCGCTTTGCCAGTTTGGTCCTGGAATCGGCCCCGGGTTATCGACCCGAGCGACAAACCAGGAATGGTCCAAGGTGACCACGTCGAGTGCCTTGTAGACCTCGCCGGGCGTATGCGTGCCGCGCACCCGGAAAGAGAGCCCCGGCTGGCCCGCTGCGGCGATCACCGCCCAGTCGTCGGACGTGCCCGGGCGCTTGGCGGTGTCGGTGATGGCTTGCCAGCACGAACCCTCGTGCGTGACGATCTCGCCCTCGTAAAAGATCTTGTCCGACCACGGCACCGCGCGGGCGATAGTACCGCGTGGGCCCGGCTCGCCGCGCTGGCCGGTGTCGCCCTTGTCGCCCTTGGGTCCGCTCAGTCCGGCCGGGCCCGGTGCTCCATTACGGCCCGGCTCGCCCAGGTCGCCTCTCGCACCCGCGGGCCCGGCCGGTCCGGCCGCCCCCACCATCCCGTCAATCCCATTGCGGCCCGGCTCACCGGGGTCGCCTCGTAAGCCCTGCTCGCCGCGGTCCCCGCGCTCTCCAGGCGCCCCGGCAGTCCCTTGCAGGCCGATCTCACCGCGCTCGCCATTACGGCCCGGCTCGCCGCGCTCGCCGCTGGCGCCCCGTTCTCCTGGCGATCCGGCGGGTCCGGCTGCGCCTTGCGGGCCGATCTCGCCCCTCTCTCCGTTACGTCCAGGCTCGCCCCGATCGCCGCTGG